ATGAATTATTTTTAATTTATTCGATATTTATTAAGTAAAAACATTCAGATGAGATTTACAAAACTTCTAACAAATTTGATTTTGGAACAATCACGTTTCCAAGTTCTGTATGACAAAATGGTTAAACCTGGTAAAGGTCAAGAAGGAGTTGCTAAAAAACCAAAGGGTTTGATGGACTTTGAAACTTTGAAGCAAATAATTTTTGCGGACCCAACAACCAAAGCACCGCAAGGTATGACACCTGAAACTGCGAGTGTTGAAGATATGGATAAAGTCAAAGTTGGTAAGTATACTCAATGGATGTTGAAGAATTTTATAATGCCGAATTTTACTGACGAAAGGGCTAATATTGAAAAAGGCACCGCTGAATATAAAAGAGCGATGGATGAGTATCAAAGATTGTTTATCGAGGACTTGTTTAAAGTTACGGAGGACCTTAAAAAATATGAAAGGTTTAAAAACCAATTCCCTCAAGACAAGAGAGATATCAACAAATTAACAGTTGATGATGTTTTTGAATTGACTAAAGATTTGAGTCTTGAGAAGACTAAGGCTACAAAATCTGAAAAGAAACAGGCTAAATTAACTTACGAACACCCTGGTTCTGAAGTAATGTTCAGAGGTCCAAATTGGACTTTGGTTAAGATTGAAGACCAAGGCACATTAGGTTCAGATGCTGCATCATTCTACGGTGGTTACTATCTATATAACGAAGGTGAATCAAGATGGTGTACGTCTCCACATAACTCGAATTATTTCAGAACATATATTAAGGATGGTCCTTTGTATGTTGTGTTACCTAATGATGATGGTGGTAAGGTTGGACAGAGAACAGGTCTTCCACAAGAAAGATATCAGTTCCACTTCCCTTCAGGACAGTTTATGGATAGAGAAGACCGTCAGATTAATTTGGTTGAATACCTAAACGGTAAAATGTCTGAACTCAAAGAATACTTCAAACCTGAATTTGCTAAAGGATTGGTAAGTAAAGGTGGTGATAAGGTTGAAATTAACTATCCTGATAGCTCTGCCGGTAAATTCATTGCGTTATATGGTTTTGAAGATTTGTTTGAGACATTACCTGAAACAATTGAGAAACTTCTTATTACTAATAAGTCTAAAGAAGAAATTGCTTTGGATGTACCGGAATCATTGGGTAGATTTACTAATCTTGATGGTTTATTACTTAACAATATTATTAGGTCTTTACCAGAATCGATAAGTAATCTTCAAAAACTTAAATTCTTGTCTTTGAATAATAACAAAAATCTTGAGTCATTACCGGAAGGTATGGCGGATTTACCAAAATTAGCATTTGTTAATTTGGTTGGGTCAAACCCAAATGTTCAAATACCTGATAGATTGAAAGAAAAGATGACAGAAGAAATGCCAGGTTTTTGGCATGTTGACTAAAATTTTTTTGGTGGTTTAGTGTTTCTTTGTATATTTGTAAAAATTATTCCTATGAAGAACATTGATGTTGAAATTTATGTTAGTCAGTTGATTTCATTCTTTGAAAACAACCCAAATGACTTGATTACCTTGATTGGTGATTCTATCAAAGATAAGTTTTTTGATAAGATTAGAACTCAGTGTTATAAAAATGCTGAGGATGGGGATGAAATATCCTTGACCCAAAAACAAATTATTGACATTGTGGTTGAACTAAAGACTGAAGAAGTCCAACAAGGGAAGAACCTTATCATTCACGATGTATTTGAACAAAACAAAGCTGGAATTTTTTGTTTAAATTAATTTGGAGGATTAGGAAAACCGCAGTATATTTGTACCACAATTAAAAACAATAAACCCCATGATGACAATCCAAGAACTTCAATCAGCTACCCCATCAGTATTCAACACTCAAAAGTCAAGCAAACTTTCAGACCGTTACGTGGTTGTACCAACCATTGAGGTTATCAACAACTTCATTGATGCAGGTTGGCAAGTCGCAAGTGCCAAACAAGTAGGACAAGGAATGTTCGCTAAACATTCTGTTCGTCTTCGTAACTCGGACCTTCCTAAAGTAGGTGACTCACTAGTTGAGGCAATCATCACCAACTCTCACGATGGACGTACCAAACTCCAAGTTGGGGCAGGTCTATACCGACTTGTATGTTCAAACGGTCTTGTGGTTCCAATGCAAGAATTGGTTAGTATCAACCAACGACACATGAATATCCAAATGGATGAAGTTTATCAAATCACAGAGAAGTTTCTTGAGATTAGCCCTGTGATTGAGCGTTCAGTAAATCGTATGATGGAGAAGGAAATGTCAATGGATGAAAAGATTGACTTCACAACCAAAGCTATCGGAGTACGTTGGAAGAACACAGAGGACATCTCAACACTGACTCTCGAGTCAATTGTTAATCCACTCCGTGTTGATGACTTCGAAAGCACTTTGTGGAATACATTCAATGTGGTTCAAGAGAAGTTGATTCGTGGGGGATTTGTTAAAGAGCAAGGTCGCAACAAGCGTACGGTGAAACCAATCACTTCACTGAACATGGACACCATGATTAACCAAAAGTTGTGGGAACTTGCCGAGACATTCATCTAATCAAAATGGGGGAGGAAACTCCCCCACTTTTAACTTTATTCTATGACTGAACTTATATCAAAAAGGTTTGAGACCTTCGTGTCGTTGGAACATTATGACTTCAATGAGGTAACTTTTACTGAAGAGCAAGATGATTTAAATATTTTTTCCATTTCAAAGGGAGGATTTTATGAGAGAAGGGGAACATTCTCATTGAAACAAAAACACACGAGTAAGGAGGTATTTGAGGAAAATTTCAAAAACCCTTTGTATAATCTATTTCATAGAAGGATGACTGGTGTTGTTGCTGCCGATGACAAGAGAATAACACTGAAGTTTTTTTTGTATTCAAGAAACCGAAGACCTGATGAAAAGTTTGTAAGAATTACCACACATTGTGCTTACATGACCTACAACTTCAAAAAGAACTGTCTGTATACTGGGGTTGTTAATGGTTATCACAAAAAGAAAAAAGTTAATAAGTCAGTTAAGATTGTGTCGTTTTCTAACGATACCGTTAATGACCTATTGGGTAAATACATAACATGGTTTCATTATGTTCATGAAAATTTACCTGAAAAGAAAACCACCAAAAATGGTTTTTATGATTTGTTGAGTACGTTCATAGATAATATACCTGGTGTAGTTTATGACAATGAAAAGTATGGGACTAAAACCATCCATAAGACTATTTTAACCAAAAAGAATATTAAGTTATCCGACAATTGGTCTTCATTTTCTTGCCATTACCCCCAACCAAAGGCGAAAGACTTCAAGAAGTATGGTGATAGATATCTCAATGTGATAATGGAGATTAATGGTTTAAAGGGTGATAAGATACGTAGAGTATTACATAAGATTAAAAACTTTAACCCTTTGGTGTATCACAAGGCAGTCCGTTTCTTTGGTAAAGATTATCTTTTGGGAAAGTCTGATGATGAACTACAAAATATATTTGAGACAACTTGTATGGGGGATTTCCTTAACATGAATTTTGCCTCAATACACTCAAAGAAAGAACGCAATTGTATTTTTGAAATATTCAAATTGGTTATTAACGATGAAATTAATCCCCAAACATTTGCGGACCATTTCATTTTCTATACTAACTTGAAAAACTATGAAAACATCAAATGGACCTCGACAACGTATGATGAGTTTAGGGAAGAACATTTGAATTGGACGGAGTTAAATGACTTTTATACCAAAGGAACGTTCGATAGAATATATAACGATAAATTTGAGAGCGAGGTTACCAAACCAATATTTACAGATAGTAAAACTTTTTATCCTGTAATTTTGAAAAGCTCAACTGAATACAATGACGAGTCGTTCATTCAATCTAACTGTGTTAAAGGATATATTAAACGACCTGACGCGTTGATAATATCGTTGAGGAAAGATAGTCCTGACTCCAAAGAAAGAGCTACTATTGAGTTTAGAATTAGTTTTGATACTGTTATAGAACTTAAGAGAACACAAACGCTCGGTAGATTTAATAAACAATTGACAAAAGAGTGGGAGGATATCTTATCACTATTAGATAAAAGGATTGATGATTTGGTTTATACTTTTGAAACACCAAAAATAAAGTGTAAAATTGGATATATTGAATTCACATCAGAGTCTAAATTTGTTGATTATAATAAGATAAGACCTAATAGACCATTAATGAGATTTTATGATTCTTCGGATAATTCATTGGAGTGGGAAGATAAAAGAGTTAATAACATAAATGATATCACAATACCTTTGTTAGAAGAATTTTAATTATGGAAAAAGTACCACAACATTGTATAGATAAGTTTAGACAGAAGTTTGGACAATACCCCTCAATTATTGAGTTTGATTATGATAGTATAGATAACTTTGACAAGTTGACTACAAGGTCATATACCATTTGGTTCAAATCAATCTTCACTGAAAAAGGTGTTGAATTTATAGAAAAATACATTGAATATGACGCCTCAGGTATTCATTTCTATGTAGAAAAATTAGGAGAAAATAAAGTCAAAATATTTATAATGACAACACCTGATAGATACAGTGTTGCTGAATTTACAATAAATAATTTAATTAAAGCAAAAAATGGAAATTACAAGCAAAGAACTTCAAGAGAAAATGAATAATGGTGAAAAATTTATAGTGGATTTTCACGCCAGTTGGTGTGGTCCCTGTAAAATGTTGAAACCAATTTACGAAAAGGTTGCCCAAGATTTGGCATCTAAAAATTCTGATGTTAAACTTTATACAATGAACGTAGATAACAATCGTGATATGGTTGTATCTTTGGGTGTTCGTAGCGTGCCAACAATTAAGAGTTTCGCTAACGGAAAAGAAATGAACACAAGAGTTGGTTTGTTACAAGAAAACGCACTTTTGGACTTAGCAAATAATTTACTAAATGGATAAGTTAGTTGTAGTTTTCACAATGAATGGGTGTCCATTCTGTGAGATGATGAAAAATCAATTGATTGAAAATCAGATTGAGTTTGTTGAAAGAAACACTGACACTCACGCTGACGAATATCAATTGTTTGTTGAAGCGACTGGTAGTGAATTTGTTCCGGCTTTCATGATTATTGATGACCCATATGGTGAACCAAAGTCAGAAGGTTTTGTTCCTGACAAACACTACAACACAATAGAAGAAGGTGTTCAAATTATTAAAAATAAATTAAACGGATGAATCTATCATTTAACAAACACGGACAACTACACATACCAATAAAGAAATGGGATTTAGATGACGGAAATGTTTTAGTGATATATCAAGGGTCTCGAGGAGCGAACCCCGATTTGGACTTTATTGTCAAATATAAAGCACCAAACAAAAGATTGAGAGCTCCATCTCACACACATTGGATTGTTGATTTGATTGTTAAGTCTAGTCATTCATCATCCGATGTGTGTGACTTTGTTTCTGATTGGATTGAATTATATGATAAGATAGAACCATTCAATTCTGCGGAAGAAAGGGCAAGCTACGAATTAATCTACAATGAGTATTTCTGTGATACTTATACGACCATAGATAACTTGGGTCATTTATCTGTGGAATTTTTGTCGGCACTTATTGAGTTATTCATTAAGTGTGAGAAACAAACACCTGGCGCCTTCATGTTTAAAAATCTTTTACAGTTGGTTAGAGACTTCTGTAATGGTAAGAAAGATTTTTATCAGGTGGTCTCTTATTCTAAACGAGTTTAGATAATATATAATTCAGATATCTTGTCACCAACTAACCAAGGTTTGGTGTCTAATTGTGTGTCTAAATCAGTTTCTATATTGTAATCCTTGAGATATTTTTTCTCAAATCTTTGAATATTAAAGTCAAAAACATCTAAAACCATTGATTTAATCTTCTCGTTCAAGTATGGGGAGTTACTTAATATTTGAATAATTGGGTCGTTTGTTTCCTCATCAATTGCGTCGGTGTATTTTATTGACATGTTTGTGGCTTTAATTGCTTTGAATAGCTGATACGCAATGTATTCACAATAATAAAACGCAGACCTACCGTTGTTTAGGCTATACCCATATGGGAATTCAGACTGTCTTGAACCTCTAATGTCCTTAAACGAATAGTCTATTGGTTTTTCAATGTATTCGTTGGTGTATATCAAAAGCTTATCCGTGTAATCTACCGCTTCCCAAATGTCAGAATGATTATATACGTAATTTAAAACTCTCTCATGGAATATAGGTCTTACACTATTGAAAAATTCAAAACAAAATTCTTTCTTTTCTCGATGTAAGTATTCACAGTCGTATTTAATTAAATCAATCGTATTAATGTTTTTGATACCTAATGTAGATAATTGAGATTTCATCTTTTCAAAAAATGATTCTTTGATTGAATCTAAATCAATTATTTTCTTTGATGATGTTTTACCCTCAACAACAAAGAATGGCTCAAATTGGGTTACTCTAATTTCAGTGTATGGGTTACCATCTTTAGATATTTCCGACATGATATAATCGGCGAATTTATTAACGATACCGATTCTGTAATTAGGATAAATATACTTCATAAAACTGTTTTGAAATTGATAGTGAAAAAAATCCACATATTAAATAGAAAAAGGGGAATAAATTCCCCTTTTCATTTTTTACACCCAACATCTCGTTCATATTATTTCTTATAATATTTTTCAACAACCTTATTTACCTGTTCTTGAACAGTTTGGTTGTTTTGAGGCTGTTGTGGCGTCTGAATTTGACCTGGCGCAGGTTGAGCTGGCGCTTCCTGTGCTTGTTGTTTGTTTTTACATCCGCAAGACATAGCTTTGTTTTTTTTTAATTTATTATTTCACATTTATGTTTATAGCAGGTTTTTCTAATACTGCCATTTGAACCATTATTAACTTTTTTCTTTCTTAAAACATAAGACAGTTTTTGTCTTACGTTTCTTGGATTACCATTAGTAAAACCACCATTAATAAGATAATTAGCAGCTGTCACTAAATCCTCAAAAAGTAAAGTTTCGTTTGTATCTAAATTAGTCAAAGAAAATTTATTGAAATTACCATATTTAACTAAATTGTACTTTGAATTTTTTATTTTTACCGAAGGTATAAAACAGTTTCTTCTAAAATCATTCACTGTGGATTGGTTATAACCACAACTTGAGTCACAAGCACAATATAATTCAATATAAAAATTTTCTCTTTTAACTAAGTCAGATTCACTACATAATTCCAAAATTGAAAATGAGAAATAGTTTTCTCCATACTCATTGAATGAATTTTGTAGGTGGTTATTATCATGAATACCTTTTTTAAGCATCCACAAATGTTTATAAAACCTTCTTTCTATATCTATTGAAGAACCTATATAGATTTTATTATTTTTAGTGTTTTCTATTTTATAGATACCGCATCCCATGACAATAAATATCTTTATTTGAGACAATTTGTAAAGAATATTGCCTTATTTAGGAAATAAAAATATTTATCATTACTATGGGTAAATTGAGGCTTACTGAAAGTCAATTTAAAAAATTTATTAGGATGGTAATCTTCGAACAAAACGAGGATGAGTATTACAAAATTTCACCAAAAGAATTTGAAGAATTGATGAAGTTTGGTGGTTATCACGGAAAAGGTGTCACAAAATTAAAAATGTTTGGTGGTAAGCCCATTTGGATTACCGGTGATTTGGATTTACACGATACACCTACTGATTCATTAGGTAATGTTAAATATATTGAGGGTAAGTTGGACATCAGAGACACGAACATAAGTGATTTATCGGGTGTTGAAGTTAAAAATTATACTTGGGATGGTGGGACACCAATTGAAAGAAGACGTAAAGCGGAAGAAACTAGAAGAAAATTACAAAGCGCCGAAGAGAGAAGGTTTAATAAAGAATGGGATATAGATAATCCTGATATTACAGAATTAGGTGAAAAGGCAAATGCTCTATACGATATGTTAGTTGGAGATGGAGAAATTGAAGAACCTGATGAAGAACAACTTGATGAATTAAAAAATCTTGAAGAAGAAATCGGAAGAGTTGCTAATGAGATGGAACAGAGTGAGGATGAAGAAAGGGCTAAACAGTTATACAATACTTTATATGAACTAAAAAATAGAGACCAAGAATTAAGAGAGAATATAGTAACGGTTTATAACATAATACCAATGCCATATACTTATTACGGGCTTCAACAATTTGAAGTAGTTGGGGCTGGATTAGATGGGTATGAGTATTCTGTTGGTGATGAAGAAGAAATGGACGAAGCCGCTTACGAATATGCCAAAAATTATATTGATGAAGTTGGTGTGGAAGGTTTTAGAATGCATTTTTTAGAAAATTATTTGGACACTGACGCCATTGAAGATTATTTCAGAGACGTTTTTTACGATGATGTAAGACAGAATCCTGAAGTATATTTTGATGAAAGTGAAATGCCGACCACCGAAGAACAGGATAGACGTAGAGAAGAACTGGAAGAATATATTGAAAATGTTAAAGGTGTCATTGAAAAGTTAGAAAGAAAACAAGATGACCTAAACAACACGATTGAAGACCCAGATGAATATAAAAAACAGTGGGATGAAATCGAAGAAAGAATAAGAATAATTAAAGGACACATTGATGACTCACAAGAAGAAATTGATAACATGGTTCCTGAAGGTGAAGTTACAACTCAAATGGTGGAAGATAAAGTCGAAGAGTTGGTTTCAGACAAAATGGCAGACCCAAGAGCATCATTGGATGAATTTGGTGCGGATATAAGTGAGTATATTGATATGGAAGCTTTAGCTCGAGGTTTAGTAGAAAGTGACGGATATGCTATTATGGGTTCTTATGACGGCACTTACGATACTGAAAATGTTAATGGCACTTATTACTATATAATGAGAATCTCTTAAATCTTTTTTTTATCATTTTTATTTTGTATATTTTCTGTAGTATGAATAAGACTCAGAAAATAAAGTTTGCGATGGACCCTGAATGGATTATTACAGGGTCAATTGACGCCGAACAAAAAGAATATAAGTTGATGGCTTATTTCCAAAAAATGAATGTTTTTTTGGAAGAAATTAAGTTATACCCGATGTTCATTGAGGTTTCTGTTCATTTGGGTAACATCCAAACAATCATCAATCAAAATAGAATATTAAAAACCAAAAAGAAGTTTTTATCTCACGATGATGAATTGGTGGTTACCGACTTGGTTGTTCATGACTTACCGGTTATGTCAGAAGAAGAACAAACGGAATTCAAAAAAATATTAAAAAATGTTCAACCAAAGTTATTTGATTACTTCAATATGGTTAAAGCCATATGGACTTTAGTATTTGATTCATTAACCATCAACATCAAAAGGAATAGAAATAATCTGAAATCTAAATCAGGGTTTTTTTATTACAGAGATGAAGGTATGGTTTATGTTTGGAGATATGATATTAGGAAAGTTAAGAATTCATTCAATTTAACCAAAACACACGTAAAAATTTTGTATAATGGTGATGGTGAGGATTTGACTATAACGCAATTAATATCTAAATTTTCTGAAACTTATAAAACCAAGAAAGAAAAAAGTTTTCCTGTGTTTGAAGTGTTATCAACACAGAAATTCCCGATACAAGAAACCTTGGTTCCGATTGCCAAAAGAAAAATAGTATCTTTGATTAATCAAAGTGAAAAGATAGAAAGACTAGAAAAACAACGAAAATATATTACCAATGGGGTTCAATAAAAAGTTTATTTCAGAGGAAGTTATTATTAAAACTTTCGATAGAGGAGAAACTCTAAAAAGTTTGTTTTCCGCGGATTCACTATTATTTATGGATAATAAAGCAAGTGAAGTGTATCAACTTTATCAACAAGGAATGAGTGATACTAATATTAAACTTTTTATCGATGGAAAAAAAAACACCAACTGAAAAACTGTTGTCTAAATTAAGAACACCATTACACATAGATTATATATGTGAAAACATTCTTAAAATGGAAAAAACAGAATGTTTAAATTTATTAACTGATTTAGTTAATAAAGGTATTATTGATGAAAATAAACGTTACTATAAAATAAAAAGTGTAAAATGATTGTTAAATTAGAATATGTTTGGTTGGATGGTTATGAACCAGAACCAAATTTAAGGAGTAAAGTTAAAACATTAATAACCGAAAACAATATAATTGAGTTGAGTGATATTCCTGTATGGAATTTCGATGGCTCCTCAACAAAACAAGCCGATGGAAATTTCTCGGATTGTTTGTTGAAGCCGGTCAATCTTTACTTCACTTCTAAAAATGAAGATTACCAAACAATTTACGTGTTCTGTGAAGTCATGAACCCTGATGGGACTCCACATGAAAGTAACCATAGAACAAAACTTGGTGAAGAAGATAAAGATTTATGGTTTGGTTTTGAGCAAGAGTATTTTATCCGCTCACAAAAAACAAGAGAGATATTGGGTCTTGATAGAAATGCCGAATCACAAGGAAGATACTACTGTGGTGTTGGTCATCTAACAAAGGGTAGAGATTTGGTAGATGCTCATTATACTTTTTGTTTGGACGCGGGTATAACTGTAACAGGTATTAATGCTGAAGTGGCAACAGGTCAATGGGAATACCAAGTATTTGCTCAAGGAAAGAAAAGAGCTTGTGATGACCTTTGGATGTCACGTTACTTTTTGAGTAAGTTGTCTGAAAAATTTGATTACATAATTGAGTTTCACCCCAAACCATTGGTATTCGGTGAATGGAACGGTTCAGGACTTCATACCAACTTCTCAAACGGAAGAATGAGAGATGAAGGAAACAAAGAATACTTTGAAAGTATATTCAGAGCTTTTGAATATCGTCACAAAAACCACATTGAAGTATATGGTTCTGATAATCACATGAGACTTACAGGTAAGTTTGAAACTCAAAATATAAATAAGTTTTCATGGGGTGTGAGCGATAGAGGAGCCTCAATCAGAGTTCCAAGTCAAACTGAAAAAGAGTGGAAAGGATATCTTGAAGATAGAAGACCATCGTCAAATGCCAATCCTTATGAAATCGTAAAGGTAATCACTGAAACAATACAGATGGCGGGCGATTTAGAAACCACTTTAACTAACATGTATAAAAATGTTGATGTTAAAAAGTTGGATGAGATTGCCAAGAAATATAACGCGGTCATTCAGGATGAATTATTAAACGAATATAGAGCCGATTAATATGTCAAAAGAAATGGTAAATCACCCTGACCATTATGGTGGGGAGGAAAATGCTTATGAGGTCGTGAAGGTTGCGGAGGCTTGGGGACTCGACTATGACGCATATCTATTTAACGTGGTTAAGTATGTTGCTCGTGCTGGTAAGAAGGAACCCGATAAAGAACTACAAGACCTGAAGAAAGCTTTGTGGTATTTGGACAGAAAAATTCAAAATTTAGAAAAGAAATGATTGAAAATTATATAAATAAAGTAATCAACGGAGACTGTGTTGATGTTATGAGAGAGATGCCCGAATCATTCGTTGATTTAATTGTTACATCTCCTCCTTATGGTGTGAACATTAAATACGATGTTCACGATGATGACATGGAGATAGAACAATATTTGGACTTCACTCGTAATTGGTTAACGCAAGCTTTCAGGGTATTAAAAGACGATGGTCGTATTGCTCTCAACATCCCTTACGAAATTAACCGTCAAGAAAAAGGTGGTAGAATATTTTTGGTATCAGAGGTATATCAAGTAATGAAACAAGTTGGTTTTAAGTTTTTTGGTATTGTAGATTTGGAAGAAGATAGTCCACATCGTAGTAAGACAACAGCTTGGGGAAGTTGGATGAGTCCATCAAGTCCATACATATA